TAAGTAGTAAATTACTACAGTTTAAGATTAGACAGCTTGGTAAGTATAAGTTCTACTAGAGTTAAAAACATCAGCGTGCTCTATATATTAATAGATGTTCAAAGCCCCTCTAACTTAGGTTACAGGGGCTTTGTTTTTGCTTAAAATTATAGGATAAAAATTTTTAGTATTGACACTAACAGGTAACAATGATATAATAGGGCAAACTAAAGGTACTATATGAATTCTTCACATACTTACGTTAAAGAGCTAGAATTACTAATACTTGATCAGCTTTTGCCTGTTTACGAAAAATATCAAAAAGCGGCAGGATCAGTTAATACTCTGTACGGTATTAATCCTGAATTAATAAAACAGATTAAAACTAAGAAACAATTACCTGCTTTGCTTAGGGCTCCGGAAAAATAATCTTGACCCGACAGACGAATTCGGGTATAATTACTTATTGCGCAGGATTTGAGCTTTGCCTGCGTTTTCAAATTAATCCTAATCCTTACAATTCATCATCGAAGCAGAACCCTGCACGGTTCAGCGGGACAGACTGAATGTAGTACTATGAGTCTTTTTGCAGAAAGCACGTACGGTAATTCCTCTTAGGAGGGATTATTATAAGGTTCTCTGAATCTTATACTAATCCTTAATATATAAAATTATGAAAAAAGAACTAGAATTAAACCAAGTATGGCCGAACTGGCCTTTTCCTACTGCCAAACCTCAGCAAGGTCCTAAACTAGATAATGTGGCTAGCACAACTCCAGCATTTATTACAAGTAGTAATGATAGAGGTACTATCACTATACCTATGCCAGGAACTATAGGTAGTGCATCGCTAACATTTCCTGTTGGAGACTCTACTATAGCTGTTTTAGACGAACGCGCAAAGAATTACGGGCCTTTCAAAGATATGGCAACCATTACACAAAATCTCAAAGAAATTCTACACGCTGCGCCAACCTGGAAAAATATGCAAGCAGATCAGCAAGAAAGTTTAGAGATGATAGTGCATAAAATAGCACGCATTTTAAACGGTCAACCCAACTATGCAGACAGTTGGGTAGATATTGCAGGATATGCACGATTAGTATCAGAGCGATTAGAAAAAGGTATTATACGATAATTGAAGCTGCCCAGTGACAAAATGAAAACACTTATGTTATTAAAAAAGTTTCGGTGTTACTTGGGCCAGTTTTCTAATTATTCTCTTGACTGAATAACTTAGATTTAGTATAATATCTAATATGTTTAATCAAAATCAAAAACGCGTTGGCTTTGCGTGTAAAATTCAAAGCTCAGAATCTACAGATGTAGTAAGTTGTCAGACTAAAGGCACTACTATAACTTGGCTAAATAAGCAGCCAAAAAACATAGCCGCTGACAGGTTGTGGGCTTTAATGCAAGCTAACATTAAAGCATTGGAAAATCAAGCTGACTGGATGGCACAACAACCCGCAGGTCTAAGAATGTTTAGACTCAGTAGCGATTTGCTAACCGCATACTCTCACGATGACTGGATGTGGTTTTACTTTCAAACAGATGTAGTAGACTACTTAGAAAAAAATCTATCTCGCATCGGTGAGAAGTTCCGTGCAGCAGATGTACGCGTTAGCTTTCATCCAGGCCAGTTTTGCGTGTTAGCTTCAGATAACGAAGGCACAGTTGAAAAGTCAATTACTGAATTCGAGTATCACGCAGACATTATTCGCTACATGGGTTACGGCCGTAAGTTTCAAGACTTTAAATGCAATGTACACATAGGTGGTAAGCAAGGTCCCAAAGGTATTATCTCAGCACTAAAGCGTTTGACCCCTGAAGCCCGTAATACTCTAACTATCGAGAACGCTGAGTTCTCATGGGGTATTGACGCCTCACTAGAACTAGTAGACCACTGTGCATTAGTACTTGACATTCATCATCACTGGATTGCTACTGGAGAATATATTGATCCCACAGACCCACGTGTACGAAAACTTCACGACAGCTGGCGAGGTGTCCGCCCAGTTATCCACTACTCGGTTAGTAGGGAAGACATTCTCGTTGATCATTGTGGACGAACTAGACCAGATTTCAGAGAACTTAAAGCACAAGGCTTTACCTCTGCCAAACTTCGCGCTCACTCGGATTTCTACTGGAACGAAGAAGTTAATCAGTGGGCTGGAACATTTCTAGACTATGCAGATATTATGTGCGAGTCAAAACAAAAAAATACAGCTTCTAGACAATTTGCAGAACAAATAGGTCATGTATGAGGTTACTAGGATCAATAATAACTATTATCTTTATAATTGAGATATTAATGGCAATAGCTATTTCTATTTGGCAAATACATAAAGAAGATATTAAATGGTATATAGATACTAAAACCCAAAAATACTGGCGTTAGTACAATGGATAGTGCAAGGGTCTTCTAAGCCCTGAATAGTGGTTCGATTCCACTACGCCGGGCCAAATTTAATCTTGACTTTTACCCCAAATTATAGTATAATATATACTTATTGGGAGATTATTATGGCTGGTTACACTAAAGAATTTTTGATTGATGCTTTTATGAGTAGGTATATCAAATCTACACTTATTTCTATTGAAGCATTAGAAAATATGGAAAAAATGGCTATTGAGCTGTATGATAGAGTTGATCGAGATAAGTTTCGTGCCTATGCATCCTTAGATGCAGAAGCTATTCGTGAATACAAAGAGTCCCTAAAATGAGCGATTACACACCAGATCGATGGGTAGTCGTAGAAATGTCTAGTGATACTCAGGAACCAGTGCTTAAAGTTTTTGCAGGTTGGTATGGTGGATTTGCTGGCGCAGATAGTTGGAAACTTAATTCAGGTATTACAGAAACTCGTTATAAAGACGGCAATTATGAATTTGATGGATATTCAGGTAGTACTTACTACTGTCATGCTAATACTTATGGAATGTCTAACTACATGATGAGTGTATTAGCAGATTGGCAGAAAAAATTCGAAGAACGCCCTGATATTAAGATTCGACTTCTTGATCTTGAAGAAGTTGTTGTTTGTTGATATAATATATCTTTTAGTGATATGAAGCCGATGGTATAGCTATGACGCTCATTTTCACAGAAGAACAATAAGTCCCGCTATGCTTGTTGCCACATTCCCTAGTGGTTAGCAGCACACTCCAGTCGAGGCGGATGTAAACTCCGTCACTAAAATGAGCCTTTACCGCTGTAGAGAAGGTACTCGGATATTAAGATACAGTGGGGCTGTCGCCCTCAGTAATAAGACTATATGTAGACCATTTAGGGATGGTCGTCATATAGAAACGCACTTCCGACAGTAGGCGGAACTTTGGATATGTCCATTCGGGTGAGTGTGTTTCTATATGGTTTTTCTGAGGTACACAAGCGTACCACCTAGCCCATTGGCAATAATTATTGCGAACCTAAAATCACGGGCGCAGTTACCTCAGATCCTTATATACGGAGCTTGTTCCTTACGGCGGACTGTAAATCCGTTGCCTTAATTATGTAGGGTGGCTGGCAATTAGGTTCAATTCCTTCAGGCTCCACCATTTATTAAAAATGAAACAATTATGGAAACTATGGGCAAAAGCCCTAGGAGAAAAAGCAGGCAATGACGATCAAGCTGATCGAGTCGCTATTATTAGAACTTGTATAGTAATCTGCTATATAGTAACAAATTTATTTATTATTGCTGGTGTTATTAGACATTGGTAGTATTAGCCCTGGTGGTGAAATTGGTAAACACAGCGGTCTTAGAAGCCGTAAGCTGAGAGTTCGAGTCTCTCCTAGGGCACCACCCAATCCGAGTGTGGGAAAGTCTGGTTTAATCCGCCTCGTTTGGGACGAGGAGACCGAAGGTTCGAATCCTTCTACTCGGACCAAATTTATATTTTAGATGATAAGAAGCATCTTTAAAACTTCTACACACAACACACTAAGGAAACATTATGTTTACTATCGAATTTTATATTGACAACTTTCAAGCAACAAAGAAGCTTATCGCAAACCAAGTTTTTACCGACCCTAAACTGAACAAAGTTGCTAATAAATTTATTGACGCACAGACTCAGTTTGCTAAAATGTTGGTACAGAATACCACTGACATGAGCAAATACTCAGTAGATGGATTTTCTGACCTTTTGTATCCAACAAAAGCAAAGGCAGCTAAAAATGACTAAATCTCCATTTGAAATTCGTGCAGACCTTTTAAAACTTGCACAAGATCATTTAGAAAAACAGTACGTAGCCAATCTTAAGTTTACTACAGAAACCTACATGAAAATGGTAGATGCTGGTGTAGCTGCTGCGGAATCAATGCCTAAAATGCCGTTTCCTACTGCAAAAGAGATTCTTGAACAAGCACAAGAATTTTACTCTTTTGTGAATAAAAAATGATGAGTCTTTTATCATTTATTAAACAGATACTAGAAAAAGATATGCCAATGCAACGCTTTATTGAAGATCATGACCCAAAGTCAGTATACGAAGTAGAGCAGCTACAAAGAAAATACGAGTTTGTCGTAAAAACAAATCATACATACATTTAACATTAGGAAATTATAATGAGCAGCTTGCAATTGCATGGACGTACTTACGTGGTATTTAATGCTAGTGACAAAGAACATCGCAAGTGGTTTGCTGACTTTAATGCTACACGTAAGTGGGGTAACTGCCCTGTACGTTTTGTACTTAATGACGCTCATGGTGATTTAATAACACAAATCCAAAGAGAACTAATTCAGTTCTACGTTGACAAAGAGTTTTTTACAACTAACAGTCTTGGACACGCAGACTTTAAAGCGAAGTGATAGTAAGTGGAAGTCTTACACTTTCCTCTGCAAAGAGGAATTTTATAACTGTGAATAAGAAAGTTAGGACAATTAGCCTATCTACTAAGGTATAAACCTGCCTATCGTTTCAAAGTCCAAGAAACATAACCGCCCTGAAACATGGGTATAGGTGAAGCATACAGCTTCTTAAAATCGCAGTAGAACAGTTATAAAATTACGATCCTTACGGACAATCAGGTGCAAGTCCTGAATTTTTTGTTTGCCTTTTTGGGTTACATTTGATAAAATACAATTTTACTAAGAGAATAAAATGATTAAATTACACAAATTTTTAAATACTATCAGCTACAAAATACATGATAAATCATTTTTAGAAGATTCAATTTATAACCAAGAAACAGATTTAGTTTGTAAAATTAGTTATGGTACTGACGAACATTTTTTGACTTGCATCTTTGATGTTGTTAGTCAAGAAATTTTAGAAATTACAGCCGAAGACTACATTCAACAAAATTTCTATCGTTGGACCACAGAAGATTTTAAAGAACTACAAGAAGATGATACAAACTGGGTAGGCAAAAAATACTGCGAACTAGAAGTAGTAGAAGACATGCTAGAAAAAGCAGCTGCTATTGTTTCTGGTAGAGTTTATGATACTAGAGTATCAGTTCCTTTTGAACTTAGTGATAAAGATTTTATGGTAATTGCTCGTTCAGCACATGAAAAAGACATTACTTTTAATCAATTAGTAGAAAAAGCACTACGTGCTGCTATTGATAATCATTCCTTAAAGAAAGAAATTTAATATGGTCACATCTAAAAAACCTAGTAAACCTAAAAAACCTTATGGTGCAATCCCAATGCAGCCTGATGCAGCTCATACTCCTATGATGCCTCCAAAAAAGAAACCTAAAGGGAAATAAATGGCTTATAGAGCAAAAACAAAAATTAAAGCAGCTGTACGTAGGCAATTACGTAAAAGCAAATAACAATGGCTAAATTTAAAGCTCATCACAAGCGTAGTATTAAAGCTACTGCAAGGCGCGTTTTAAAAAAGAGATAATACTTCTCTCTAGTGTAATTGGCAGCACAACGGTCTCCAAAACCGTTAGTAAGAGTTCGAGTCTCTTGGGGGATGCCAAAGTATGATCGTATGAAGTTAATCGAAAATAGTCTTGGACGGGGGTGCGAATCCCCCCAGGTCCACCATAAACACATTGGACTGGGAGTATTTTTGCAAAAAGACCTCTGGTGTGTTTTTGATGGGCCTGCATAGTTTCGACAGGGTTAAGAGTAAAAAGATGGACGATTCGGCAAAGTAGAAGCCGTTAGGGTTGGGGTAACTCGGCCGAAGAAGCAAAACAAAATAAACGCAAACGATTCAGTTTACGCATTAGCAGCCTAAACGCTGCTTAGGGTTCCGCCAGTTCCTCGTAACAGAATACTGGCACCAAATATCGCGGAGTGGGGGAGTCTAGTCGTCCCCGGGAGTCTCATAAGCTTCAGATCGCAGGTGCGAATCCTGCCTCCGCAACCAGGTTTTGTAGCACAGCGGTAGTGCACCTCCTTCATACGGAGATGGTCGTTAGTTCAAATCTAACCAAAACCACCATTAATTGAAAGAATTTTATGACAACCGAAGAATACTGGAAATGGATACATGAAAATGTACAGTAAGAAGAGTGCTGGTTAAGTCCAGCAATCATAAGGTAGCATACTGCCACTTAATACATATATGCGGAGCAGTCTCGAGCACGCTTTCCGCGGGTTAGTATAAGGTTTGAAAGCCCTATACCTTAGTATGCTACCTTATGATTTTAGAAGTACGAAATGAAAAAATTAAATATTCAGCAAGTTAAAGCATACATAGAATCACAAGGCCCTGATACTAAAATTTATATTGGTGCTGATTCTATTCGTGTTAGAAGACACAATCGCTGGTACGCTGATTATACACTAGTAGTTGTTGTACATATTGATGGTCGTCATGGGTGTAAAATTTTTGGTGAAACACACACTGAGTTTGATTTTGACCAAAGACAGAGTAAACCTTCTATGAGACTAATGAATGAAGTGTATAAAGTATCAGAACTATTTCAGAGCTTAAAAGAAGTATTAGAAGATCGCATAGTAGAAGTACACTTAGATATTAATCCAGATATATCTCATGGATCTAGTTGTGTAATACAACAAGCAATAGGATATATTAAAGGAACATGTAATGTAATACCTATGGTTAAGCCTAATGCATTTGCAGCATCTTATGCAGCAGATAGATATAACAGTTTAAAAATAGCATAATGGAAAGTAATGCAGCGGGGTTGGTCCTGCGACTAGCCTTGAAAACTAGGTTCTCTTAACAGGGATGGGGTTCGACTCCTCTGCTTTCCGCCAATGCCTTGTAGCTCAGAGGAAGAGCAATCGCTTGATAAGCGGTAGGCCGACATTTCGAAACTGTCCAAGGCAACCAAAATTTATAGCAATCGGAGAGTGGGCAGGACGGTAATGCAGCAGATTGCTAATCTGTAGACTATGTATAATGGTCACTGGGTTCGACTCCCAGACTCTCCACCAAATCATATTCCATAGTAGCACAGCGGTAGTGCAGTTGACTGTTAATCAATTGGTCGTAGGTTCGATCCCTGCCTGTGGAGCCATAACCATAATGTCAAAAACGTTCCAATCATTAAAATCTACCCGTTTGGGTATGCTTGATTTCTTTCAATTTGGAAAGTATCAAAATTGCAGAGTTGACTCTATAGTTCAAATGGATTATAATTATATCATGTTCTTACACAATAACAATAAAAATATGTTTGAACCACAGGTGATAGAACAGTGTATAACTATAAAATTAATAGTAGATAGGGAACACTACTATCAAGAAGAAATATTACCATTTGAGGACATACCATTTTGACAACAGAAAGTCAACTTAAAGAAATTACAGGTATTTTGCAAGAAGAATGTGCAGAAGTAATCCAAGCAGTTAGTAAAGTAAATCGTTTTGGTTTAGATAATTTTAAGCCAGGAAACAATAAAACTAATAGACAACATCTTGAAGAAGAATTAGGTGATTTAGTAGCCATGATTAATATTATGGTAGATGCAAAATTAGTAGATGAAAAGAGTATTGAGGCAGCTGCCCATGCTAAATTAGAAAAACTTAAACAATGGTCAACTATATATGAGTAAAGGTTCAACTCCTAGACCTTTTAGTGTTGCTAACGAAGAGTATGCCACACGTTGGGATGCTATATTTGCTAGAGACAACAAGCCGAAATATGAGGCTGATGAAGGTGCGCTTACAGATGAGCAGATAAAACAAATTATTGCAGGCGCAGAAATCAATTCAGATAGTGGTGAGTATACTGAGTGTTCTCTTAGTGAGCTACCACCATCAAGATATAAATAATATTTATGCGGGGTTCGTATAGTGGTAATACCTTAGCCTTCCAAGCTAATGCTGAGAGTTCGATTCTCTTACCCCGCTCCAGTCAGTTCCTATGTGACTTTAAAAAAGGCTGCAAAAACGCCAACGGTTTAGCATAAGGTCACAGTTGGTCTGCATCCTTAGCTCAGTGGTAGAGCAGTGCCTTTACACGGCGAAGGTCGGCAGTTCGAAACTGTCAGGATGTACCACTTACGGGGAATTAGTATAATGGGATTACGGCAGCTTTGCAAGCTGTTTATGGGAGTTCGATCCTCCCATTCTCCACCAGATTTCTTTGGCGTGGCCATGTTGTAATGGTTAGCAACAGAGATTGTGATTCTCTTAGTCTGGGTTCGATTCCCAGTGGTCACCCCAAAGAAGTTTTGCCCTTTTAGTATAATGGTATTACACCTGATTTGTAATCAGGTTACGGCAGTTCGATTCTGTCATAGGGCACCAAATTGCCAAGATAGCTCAGTTGGTAGAGCACCGGTTTGAAGAACCGGGTGTGACTGGTTCGATCCCAGTTCTTGGTACCATATTTATATAGCGGTGGCAGAGTGGCCCAATGCACGGGACTGCAAATCCTGAAAACCGTGAGTTCAAATCTCACCCGCTATTCCAGTAAAATAATAATTATGTTCATCTATAATTTTGCAAATATAAAGAGATTAGAAACTATATGTTAAAAAACACAGAAATTTTACGTACTAGTTGGCCGGAGTTACTTTATAATCATTCCAGACTGTCATCTTATATTGAAAAAGCTCTAGAAGATGTTCCTATACTGGCTAATAAACAGGCTTATTATATTGATGTACTTGATATTACTGGGTTAGATAAAGTAACTGAATTAAAAGAATGGCTAGAAGAATATCTTTTATCTATTAAAGATCAGTTTGACAATTCCAATGCTAAAAAAATAAGTTTTGCAACATATTGGGTTGTAAAAATAGTAAAAGGTTCTACTGTTGAATGTCATATTCACAGCACGATACGACCAACCTGTGGTATTGCCATTTTTTACTTTCAAACACCTCCTGAAGGTAGTAATTTAGTTTTAGTAAAAGATGGTGATTTAAATCAACCTATTGAATCACAAATACAAGAAAATTGCAATGTTTTTAACGCTAAAGCAGGTGACTTGTTAGTACATAGTAATGCAGCCATACACGGAATGTATAAATATACTTCTGACAAAGATACTATTGCATTAGTATTTGATTTTGGTTATACAGAATAACAGTTGGTTAATATAGAGTTTAGGTCTTAAAGTGTTCATGGACGCACACAGCACTGTCACTGCTGTAGATGGGGATCGTTACCCCATGAGACCGCCATAATTTTGCAATGCTCATTCTGAGGTTGCACACGGGCAGATTGCCCAAATGTTCTTGCTTATAAAAGGAGAAAATATATGACAGAACTTAGAGTTGGTACCATTAATTTTGGACCATTTAATCGTACGTTAATTGGATTTGATCAGGTTTTTGATACTTTAGAGTATCGCAACTCTGTAAATTATCCACCTTATAATGTAATTAAATCCGATGAGAATAATTATACTGTTGAAGTTGCAGTAGCAGGCTTCAAGAAGAAAGAAATTACAGTACAGTTAGATAAGGAACAATTACTGATAAAAGGTACAAAACAAAAAGATGAACAAAAGCAACAGTACTTACATCATGGATTAAGTGCTAGAAGTTTTAATCATCAGTTTACTATTGCTGAGCATATGGTTGTAAAATATGCTTCAATGGAAGACGGTATTCTTACAGTAGTATTAGAAAGAAAATTGCCGGAATCTAAAAAACCTCGTATTATTGAAATAGAGTAAACCATAAAGAGTACTAGCTGTTAAGTTAGTACTCTTTTTAGTTTGTAATTTTGAAACTAAAAATATGCACTTGAATAGTGCATTAAACTTTGATATAATATCAATCTATTCATTCGATTATAGTTATTAGAGTGAAAAGTAAATTTTGCGAGTGTGGTGAAATAGGTAGACACAAGAGACTTAAAATCTCTCGCCGCAAGGCATGCCGGTTCGATTCCGGCCACTCGTACCAAGTCAGTAGGGCCGTTAGCTCATTAGGTTAGAGCAGTGGACTCATAATCCATTGGTGGAGTGTTCGAATCACTCACGGCCCACCATAAAACTATTAAGGAAATTAAGTGGCAACTAAGAATAAAGCAACCCCGGCTCCTGTTGGAAAATCAAATAGATGGGAAATTAATCGTAAACGTAAGTTGGAAAAGCAACTAAAGCTACAGCCTAACAATGAACAGGTTAGATTAGCTCTACAAAATATTCATCGTCGTCGTAAAACTCCTACTAATCGTGAATGGTCAAAAAGCTGGATTCGTATAGCAAAATTATTTAAGCTATTTTCAGGTAGATTTGATCGTAATATTATGAGCTCAAACCAAGCAGTAGCAGGATCAGCGCTGCAAAAGCAAGGTAAAATTGCTCAAGAACCACAAAAACTAATGCAAGTATCAGATAAAAACTTCTTCTCTCTAGGTGCCCGTCTTCAGGGCGGTAAGTAAGGATGGATCTTTTAGATTGTTACATATTATTTAGTTTAACAACAGCAATTACAGCTTCCATAGAATTACTTCACCCTGTTATATACAAACAATCCCAAGAGATTGGGCCAGTTAGTTCTAAACTAACAATATATATTGTATTTCTAATTATAACTACTTTTTTTGCTCCATTCGTATTTTTTAGTTGTATAATCCCGGCGTGGAGTAGTAGGTTTAAAAGTTCTCTGCAAAAGGGACTCTTCCCAGAAGAATAAAAATTTTGCAGTTGCACTTATTTGCCAAATTGTGTATAATATATACTTAAACAGCCAATCAACAGATCATGAAAACAATATCATTTAAATATACAAAATCAGACGGAACTATTTCTTATCGAGTGCTTGCAGTAATGGTATCTCCCAATACCATGTATGAAGGCATTGATATGACTAGCCTTGAGCCAATGGAAATGGCTATGTTTGCAGAAGACATGGATGCAGCTTATACAGAGTATTTAAATAAAATTACTCAAATTAAAGATGAATTCGATCTCAATCATAACTATCGTAGATTTGACACTGATAAAATGACTGATATAGTGATTGAAACATCGTTTAAGTAAGTAAGTATAGGCTAAGGTCTATAATAGCTATGTAGTAACTATGGAACAAAAAATTAATAATCCTAGAAAATTTAGAGTTTGGGATAGTAAACTACTTCATGATAACTTACAGTTATGTGTACAGTATCAAAGCGCAATTGAAGAATCAATAATGAGTTCAGAAAGAACTCTAGAAGAAAACGAAGTATTAATTTCAACATTACCTACAGAAACTCTTTATGATTTAACTATGTGTTATATCTCAATGTACGAAAAATTATTAGTTGAAGGCTTAATTCAATCTAATATAAATCCCGCAGGTTTAAATAAAAATAACATTCATTAAGGAAAATAAAAATGGCATGGACAGACGAAGACAAACAATCAGTTATCGAAGCTTACAAAGCAGGTAATCCTACTCCTGAAAACTCAACAGAGTTGATTAAAGAAATTGCTGAAGAAATGGAACAAAGTGCAAACGGTGTTCGCATGGTTTTAGTACAAGCAGGAGTTTATGTGAAAAAAGAGGCATCAACCTCAGCAAATAAAACTAGTACATCTAAATCTACAGGTGCTCCACGAGTTAGCAAGGAGTCACAAATTGCTGAACTTCGCACAGCTATTGAAGCAAAAGGTGGTGAGATTGATGACGAAATCCTTAGTAAGCTGACTGGTAAAGCAGCAGCATATTTTACCAAAGTTATTGCTGGTTAAAAACAGGCAGCCTTGTGCTGCCTTTTTCATTTGTAAAATTAAATATATGAATATTACTATAAAAAATTTAGAAGCAGCATTTGCTGGGGAGTCTCAGGCTCATACGAAGTACCGATACTTTGCTAAAATGGCTAGAGCGCAGGGATTTGAAGATATTGCAGAGCACTTTGAACGTACAGCAGAGCAAGAACTTCTACATGCATGGGGCCACTTAGAGCTACTAGTAGGAGAACCAACTACACTAGAGTGTCTTGATATGGCTATTGAGGGCGAAACTTACGAGTTTACTACTATGTATCCAGAGTTTCATAAAGAAGCTGTTAAAGAAGGTAACACTGCTGCTGCAGGTATTGCCACAGAGCAGATTGCAGAAAGCCGAGAGCATGCTGAGCAATTTGCAGCTATATTGCAAAAAGCTGAGAAACGCTTTGCAGCTTTAACTAAAATTGAAAAACGACACGCAGAGGCGTATACAAAAATAAAGGATACACTATGAGTTCAGAATATGTATGCGTAGTATGTGGGCATACTCATGATGAAGAACTTGAAGGTGCGTGGGAAACACTACCAAAAGATTTTCTTTGTCCTGAGTGTGGTTGTGGTAAAGAAGACTACGAAGTAATTTAATATACTTGACAATCTGACCCTAAACTGGTATAATATACGCTTACTTGGAGACATTATATGGCAACACGCAAAAAATCTGCTAGTGAAGAGGAGTTGATGACAACGTCAAATATTACGCGAGTTATCCGCTTACTTGAGCCTACAGAAGAAGGTGTAAAACCTATTACTAAAAAAGATGCTTGCCAAATTCTTGGTATGGCGTATAATACTACGCGTCTTGGTACTATTATTGACGACTTCAAGAAAACGCAGGCTCGTAATGCCGAGCGTAGAGCAGCTTTGCGTGGTAAACCAGCAACACAAGAAGATGTAGTATATATTATAAGTGAATATCTTAATGGCGAAACCATAGATGCAATATCTAAAATTACCTATCGTAGTTCAAGTTTTGTCAAAAACATACTAGAAGCAAACGCAGTTCCTATTCGTATACCTGGTTCTACTTATTTTACACCAGAACTAGTGCCAGAAGGTGCTATGCGTGAGCGTTTTCAAGTAGGTGAAGTAGTGTACTCTGCGCGATATGATAGCTTGGCTCGTATTGATACAGAACAAAAAACAGATAAATATGGATTTATCTATAGAGTATGGCTACTATCCGAAAAGTGGTTACAGTCAGCATATCAAGAAGCCTACGAACTAGCTAGTCTAGAGCACTTGCGAAAGCTTGGGGTACGAATATGAGTGAACACGAACCTGAGTTCTATGAAAAACTAATATATGATAATGAGATAAAAGGTTATCAACTAAAATTAGTTGTTAATGAGTTTAGAGGTGTTCAATATATTCATCTTAGAAAATACTTCTTATCTTACGAAGGTGAATATATTCCTTCTAGAGAAGGTATAAGTATGGAAGCTTCTATCCACAATATTTTGTCCTTGCTAGAAGGATTAATGGAGATATGCTCTTTTGAAGAATCAGATGCTGCTATACTTGAATTTTTTAGTGGTAAGTTAGATAAAAAAATCTAACTTGTGTAAAAGCTTTTAATTTGTTATAATATATTATAAATTAAGGAAAATTCATGAAAAAGACAATTGCAGTATTTATACACAATCCTCAATGTGAAACCGAGTGTGCCTTGGGTATGATTGAAGCATTAGTCAATGACTTTAATATCCGTACTTTTGGTATTGACGAACTTAATATTGAATTCTTAAGAACAGTAGATGCAG